AGCTGACTGCCGTGGCTGTCACGGGGAAGGTCAGGATTTGCCCGCCCATGCCTCCCGCCGCGCTCATGTAGCTGCCAAAAGAAGCACCACCACCGGCCTGCCCCATCGCGTTACGTGAAGCGCCACCCGCTCCCAGTGAAACCGGCACGCCGGCCATCATTTCCGCGCTCACGTCGTACAAACTCTCGCCATAGGCGCCACCGCCACCGCCACCGCCGATGCTGTGATAACCCGCTGCCACCGGTGCACAGCCGCCCCCCGAGCCTCCGGCTCCAACCAGACGCACACGAATGCGCCTGGCTCTTGGGTTCGGCTTGTAAACCGTGATCCCGACCGTCTCGATCTGCCGGACTGCCAGCAACCTCCCCACCGCATCGGTGATGCCATAACCAGCCAACGTGGTTGGGGTATTTTTCAGTTTGGTGAAATCAACGAGAGCGCCGATGGCTGTGGCCAGTTGATCGGTTCTGGCTTCATCCGGTGTCAATCCGGCGGCCTTGATCGCGTTGAGAATTTCTTGCGTGACGCTGTTACCCCACGCAGCGGGAATCAACGATCCCGGTGTTCCGGCGAGCGGGTTTTCATCGACGAAGCCGCCGTTGACGAGCCCCACGCCGGGAATGTTTTTTGGATAGTCCATGTCGGCACCTTCTAGGTTTTACAGGCAGCCAAATGCCCCCAGCACAGGGCCGTCTGTAAGGTTTTTATTGAGTGAGTGGCGAGTTACGCGGTTGGCGGCGCAGGCCAATCAATAACCGATGGATAATCCGACTGCTGCTCGATCCGGGCCAACGCCAGCGCATAACGCTTCCACGCTTGCAGAGTGGTTAACTGATCACTGCTCGCCTCGCCCAACTCATAGGCATATTGCAGAGGCGCAACCCGAATGACTGCTTCGCGCAGTCTGCTGTCCCGATCGATTTGCGCGTGCGCGATAAGGCCTGTGCGCTCGGCTTCGACATCCAGTTCCCAATCGTCACTCTTCCAGAAGTGATAGATACCCGGTTTAGGCTTGGCAGTGAGGTGATCGGGTAGGCAACCCAATTGCGCCCAGTACTGGGGATTGCCATTGTCTTTGCGAAAAACCGTGCGGTTGCGCAAGTCGACCATTTGCAGGGCGCGCTCATTGCGCCAAACCCAGGCATGCCCGGAGTCCGCAGCAGGCAATACTTGCGGCAACTCGATTGCATTGCCCGGTACAACAACCCCCATGCCTGGGCAAACCGGCAGTTCGACGGGCCCGGTCAGTTCCCCGGTGAGTTCGTTGACATAGTAATAAGCCATAAATACCTCAAATCAGTTTCAGGCGACCTGGATACGCAATGTTTCTAGGTCGGGCCATTCCCCAATACGGGGCGCTGAAGTTTTCAGCATTAGTGGCAGTGACGTAGTACGTCAGGCCGAGGAAAGCGGTCGGATCTGCCCCGATCGTCGCCAGATTGCCGATTGCGTGAACCGCAGGGGCGGATCCGTTATCACCGGCGATGTTGGTTCCCGTCTGCCATGAGCCAGCCACTCGGCCCGCATCAATATTGCGTTGCTCATCCAGCATCCGCAGGAACTCGCCGCGAACCTCAGGCCCGCGAAAGGTCTTGATGCCGTCACCGCTGCTCCAGCCACCCGCGCGGTCAGCTTCGGCACGCAACATTCCCGATTGAACAGCGTGATCCCAGAGCCACGGCCATTCGGCACGCAGAAACTCACGACCGTTGAGTGCGCCATATCCACCGGGGCTGAGCGCAGTCGACGTCTCAAATACAATTCGTCCCAACGCACTGCCATCGAAGCGCCCTACCGGCCACCAGTTACCCGAACCATCGCTGCGCAGGTGCCACCAGTCGCCCGCCCCCATCAGCACCAGAAACGGGTAGCCGTTTGCCGACAAATGAGTATGAAAGCGAATTCGATCATTGCCCGCGGCTTGCACCACCAAGCGGTTAGCGCTGTTGTCGGTTCGACGGACAATAACGTCGCGCACACCGGAAAGAGCGTTCACCGGTGGCATCGTGATCGTTACATCGGCCCCATTGGCACTGATCAAGACCAGCCCCAGCTCATCGGCAATCAACGTCTTTGTTCCGGAAACTTCCGTCACGCGCGATGCCATGGGGCTGGCCAGGCTGAGAAGCTTTTTGAATGCTGCCAACAATTGATCCGTAGCGGCTTCGGCCGGAATGATTCCGGCGGCTTTGATAACGCTTAGCAACTCTTCGGTGACACTGTTGCCCCACACCGCCGGAATCAACGACCCCGGCGTACCCGCCACCGGGTTTTCATCGACGAAGCGGCCATCGACCAGGCCGACGCTGGGGACGCTTTTGGGATAATCCATAGGTTGTTCGTTCCTTTGAAATGACAAATGACCGGCGTCGACACGGCGCCTTTTAGGTGCCTGCCCGCGGTCTGTTTTCTGAAAATAAAAAGCCCACATTGAAGTGGGCTTGGGTGACGCTGAACGGAGGCGTTTCGGCTTAGTTGGAAAGGCCGCTGGCCAGCTCGCGAATGGCGACCAAAGCTTCCTCACCCGCGCTGCGCGCCAGATCCATGTTGCCCTTGGCGGCCTGTGCGCGAATTTGCGCTTTGGCTTTCAGGCGCAGCGTACGCAGCGCCAGCAGATGGTCGGTCAGTTGATCGGCCTTGCTCAGAATCTGCTCGGCGGCCTGTTTGGCCGTGCGCCCTTTGACAACCCACGCGGCGACTGACAGCGGCACTTCCTTTTTCGGGTAACCGGCGTCCTGATAAGCCTGCGCGTCAGCGGCGGCCTGGGCGTACTCCAAGGCTTTGAGGGGGTCGCCGGCCAGCGCGGTGCGGATGTTGTCGGCGGTGGCGTCGACTTTGGTACACAGACGTTCAGTTTCCTGCTCGTTCAGCACAGCCTGCTTATCGCCGTTCACGACCCACTTCTCACCGTCCCAGTCATGGGCGGCAGAAGGTTGAGGAAGGCGCATTTCGCCGTCGAACTGATGAAGTTCCTGAATCACGATCATCGAATAAGCTCCCACGACAGTTGGACGTTCACGGCGTCTGCAAAGTTGATCGCAATCCCGACGCTGTAGTCGGTGACAGGGTGGCTCTTGATGCCCATGCTGAGTAACAGCTCATCACTGTCGGCGTTCGACTGACCAAGGTTGTGTTCTGCCTGATAGCACTGCCACAACGAGCGCAGATTGGCATGGTCGAAACTGGCGGCCAGGGTTGAAACCGTCACGTCGTTAACGATGTTGTTGGTAAACAACACACAAGGGGAAACCGTTGCCGGGTTCCAGCCCCCGGGGTTGTTGGAACTTCCCGCAATAATGGGCGAAAGGAAGCAATAGTTACCGCCCGCCCATCCCGTTGACGGAAAGGCGACCGACGTCACTGCCGTCGAGGACGGCGTTGGATTGCCGGCAACCAATCGGGCAGAACGTGCGTGCGGATCCAGCGGCAGGAAAATCGCGCCGGTCCCGTTGACGGTCTGGGTCCAGGTCAAGCGGGCACGGTTGTAAATCGTTCGCACCGTCGGCACCGAACCCGGTGCGCCGGTCACGACCCAGGCCAGGCACATGTCCAGTGCCGTTGACTGGAACCCACCACCGGCGGCACCGTTTACCGTTCCTTTCAACGACTCGGGCGTCACGTCATGAATGTTGCCACGCTGCACGTAGAACGTCAGCGCACCACCGGAAACTTGCGCGCGCAGAAAGTAATGGCTGCTGGGCAACAGATCCACGCTGCTCCAGGCCGATGTCACAAAAGTGCGCGAGCGGCCCAACTGGCCATTCACCACTTCCTGCCCCAGGCTGATAAACGTACCCGCCGCGATCGAAACCTTGCCACCGCTGGTAGCGGCAGCTGCCGGGCTGACCGTCAGCCGGCCATCGGCAGTGGCTACCGTTGGTAGCGGCAACGCCACCAGTGGCAACGCCAGATCCTGATTCCAGCCCTTGGCCGTCACCGATTGAATCGCCTGCAACAGCTGATCGTATTTCTTCTCGTCCGGCGTCAGCCCGGCCGCATTGATCACATTGAGAATTTCCTGCGTAACCCCATTCCCCCAGTCCGCCGGAATCAGCGATCCCGGGGTTCCGGTCATCGGGTTCTCATCGACAAACTTCCCGTTCACCAAGCCGGCGCTGGGAACACTGTTCGGATAATCCATGGCTCATGCCTCCCTAGTCATAATTGATGTGCACCTTGGTGTGCGCCGGGGCGCTGCGGTGGATCAGGCATTCCAGCGCCGAACCCGGGTTGACGCCAAAACGCTCGCCCCAGTAGCTCGCGCCGTAACGCCGGCCGAGCAGCAAGCGGCCGCCGGTGTTGAGCGTCCACATGAACTGCGCTTCCCACGTGCCCCAATGCGCCGAGCCAAAACGCGAGCGGCCCATGCGTGGGGCTTCGAGTTCGGTGATGGTCGCGTTGGGGTAGCCCTGGCTTTTGGCGATGTCGAGGTAGTAACCGACAGCCTGGCTGCCGACCGCGAGCAAGCGCCGGCGTACGGCGAGGCGGCGGTCGTCGAACAGCGGCGTGGCGCCCAGGCACGGGTCGGGCAGGTTCATCACCTGCTCCCAGTCCGGCACCAGTTCGCTGACGCCGGCCGGGTCCATCTCGTTGAGCAGGTCGGCGGCGCGGGCATCGAGGCGGGCCAGTTCGACGGCGACGCCTTGCAGCACTTCTTCGAGTTCCGGCACGCGTTCCGGATCCCACGCCGGGCCACTGGGCAGCAAGGCGCGCAGTTGCGCCTGATATTGCGCGGCGGTTCTTATGCCCCCCATACGCAACCTCCGAAGGTGAGCAGTTCGCTTTGCCCGGCAGGCACGTCAGCGGCCGGCGCGGTCAGGGTGTGATCGTACTCACCACCGGCGCTGCTGATGGCTTCGCGGATATGGCTGATCAGCAGCGGCACACCCAGGTCGGCCTCGCGGTTGTGCAGGTCGCGCAACTGCGCTTCAACGGCGGCGCGCACAGCGGTGGTGTCCGGATTGACGCTCTTGAAGCGATACACCACCGGCACTTGAATTGGCCGCTGTACGTGCACTTCCGCAGTCACCGGACGCAGCGGTTCGATGTACGCCTGAACCTCCGCCAATTGCTCATCGTTGGGCACCGGTTGCGGGTCTTCATCACGCATGATGAACACCGTCACCGTGCCTGGCCCGAGCAGGCCACCACGACACCAGGCGCGCGTTACGCCCGGCACTTCCAGCGCCCAGGTTTCGTAGTCGCTGGCCGAGCCGCCATGGGGAATGACGCGGTAGGAACGAATCACCCGCGAGCGCAGCGACTCCAGACTTTCCCGTGCCACGCCGCCGCTGAGCCCCGGCGCCAGCACGACAAAACTGGTGCCGACCACACCGGTAATTGGCTGCACCGGTGTCAGCGCCAGACCGGCGTCGGCATTACCGAGGCTGCCGGCATCCAGCGCGGCGATGGTGGTGGTGTTGTTGCCGTTGACCGTGGTGCGCGCGGCGGTGACTTTGTAGGTGCGACCGTCGTTCGATTGCAGCAACGTGTCGACGTCCAGCACTGCACCGGCAGTGGCGGTAAAACTGACGCTGCCGCTGGCGACTTGCGCGGGTTTGCGCGGTTGATTCAGACGCAGTGCGGCGATGCGCTCCAGGGTCGATTCATCGGCCTTGTCCGGCAGGATCTGCTCGGCAATCCAGTCGAGATAACCGTACAGACCATAAGCCGCGCCACCGAGGGTACGGGCCAGCACTTGCGCATCGGACTGGCGCAGCGAATCGCCGGCCAGGTCGCT